CTGTGCTTCCTGGACGACCCAGCGAACTACGCACAGTGTCATAACGACTGGGATCAGCAAAGCCCTTGGCATTGGCAGTGGGCCGGTTGCCATCCAATTTGCCTTGATAGTATTTCACTGTTTCGTATCGCACTGTCATGTTGTGTTCCATTAGACCGCCACCTTGGCTGTAGTCATATGTATCATGACGCCATTCAGTGATCATGGGATTTATCAACACATAAGCACAAAATTTATTTTGATCAAAGCCGTATATGGTGATGTCTCTAAAGAACGGTGGTTTTCCGTTGACTCCTACTGCGCCATCACTGTAGCTTTCGCCAATGTAGCCCCAGTCGTTGACTGTGCGATCTGGAGAGTAGATATCTCTGCCGTTGTAACTTAATTTTGGATCACCGCCATTGCCGCTTTGTCCCAGACTGCCTTGTGTAACAGGCACGCCCCAATATTGTTGTGTGGGATCTTTGTAGTAGTATGCAAAGTAATTGTACCACATGTTTCTTGCAAGGTCTGATCCGTCATCGTGAAAGGTCAGTTGGCAAGGATTGTATTCAATTTTTTTCTGTACCAATCGTTTACGATTGTACTGATTCATTGTTTCAACTTCAATTTGGTAATTGGGCAGTTGAGCTGTTTTGACCAAGAGACCAAGATTGTCTTGGTCGGCTCGAGCAAACACTTCTTTTAGTTTGGGAATTTCTACTGTGTTGAGATTGAAATAAACGTGAAAAAGAAACTTGTAGCGAGGTGCCAGCTCATATCCGCCTGCGCGGAAAGTTTTGCTGGCATGTGTATAGTCCTTTAGATAGTCACTTCCAAAGAACCCCTTGAGGAAGTCCGCACCAAAGGCCATGACTATTATCCTGTGATTACGTCGCCCAGCGTTCTTCCAACAGTTGCACCAACACCCGAACCAATAGGAGTTTGGAGAGCGTTGTCAAAACGTATGTTCATTGTGATTGTAACTGGCGCACTTTCTGAGTAGTTGAGATCGTTGTAGTTTACCGATGTCAAGTAGCAACCATACAGTTCCCAAGTTTCAAGAACCACAGGAGTTGCCGCACCGTTACCACCGTCAAGAATTTCACAGCGTGTGGTAAATTTGTAATCAATGCCTGAACTGGCACTGGCCTGTTCCACAAAGTCCAATTGTTTCTGTAGCTGTTCGCCAATGAGTCTGGAAACCTGGCCACCTGCGTCATCACGGAGATTGACTGCGATTGCTTCCCAGCTGTGTTTGCCAGCTAGATATAATTTACTGTTGTAGATATCTACGACCATCTCTTCAAAGCTCACCGAAGGACGTGTGAAATCCATGACCTGTTTGGTCAATTCTGTTCTTGGTGTTGAAACACCTAAATTTTCAAATACCACACGGAAGCGGTACTTGAGCTTGGGCATGAGCAAGCCTTGAGTTGGGCTTGATTGATCACTTGCCAAAGGCACTGTCATTTTGTTCAGCGATGAGACTGCCATATCATTCTCCTATTATGCAATTATTTATCTGAGATGAGATCAAAAAAAATGGAGCCAAAGCTCCATTTTTCTGTACTAGCGATACCGTTAGACGGTGGCTGCTGTGGCAACTTGTCCTGCTGATATCTCACCTGTGTTCTTGATTCGAACCGGTATGTAGATAAATTCAACTGCTTTAACTGGCTCAATTGCAATGTCTACCCAAAGTTCGTTTCTATCAATACGTGCTGGTGTATTGTTGCTGTCATCACAAACAACCAAGTAGTCATAAACACCGCGCTTGGCAACCAAGTCATTCATCAAGTTGCTGATTGCGTTGCTGATTTCATCACGAGTGATTTGATCGTTGGGTTCAAACACAAAGCTCTTGCCAATGCTTTCAAGTCTAGCACGAACAAAACAAATCAATCGTGCTACGTTGATGCGATCAAGTGCGCTTGGTGTTGCGGCTTCAGTCTTGTTACCATAGTTGGTAATTCCTGCACCAGGTATGAATGTGATCGGATTGATCTTGTTTTCATACAAGGTGTCACGAATGCTTTGACGAATAGCTGTGGATACAAACTGTCCTGTTTGTGCATTTACGTAACCCAATGCAAATGCATTGTCAACAATACCACGACGTGTACCAGCTGGTGCCAACCATGGGAAGCTGACTTCATCACTGCGCAAGATAGTGCGTAGCATCATGTGGCTTGGAGGTTGCACCACTGTGGAGCCAGACAGGTCTGTTGTTTCACAGCTTGGGTAGAATGTACCTAAGTATGGATCGGAAGTGACCAATCCGTCTTCACTGTCAAGCCCCTCACCGGCGGCATTGGTTGCCCATGCAGTGATAGCATCGGCATTGTCTGGCAAGCGCATTGGTGTGTCGCCCACAACAAATGCAGTTTGAGCACGCTCATTGTTGAGTGCTACCATGTTAGGAATCAGCTCTGGATAGTTAGGTGTGGCTATCAAGTTGAACTGACGCTGTTCTTCACGCAGATCTTGGTTGCCATCAATGCCTGCCTTCATGGCCTGTACCACTATATTACGAACTGCTTTGCGACCCATGTATGGAGCACCATTGCTTTGCAACCCGCTGGCAGTTACCCATGCATTGGTTTGTGTTACCACAGCCGGATTCATGTCTGGGTAGTCAGTGGTGTTGAAATAGTTGACCTGGAAGCTCTTGACATTGAAACCTGAACGACGTAGGTTGAATGCCAACATGCCTTCGGGATACAAAGTTGGTGTTGGTGCATCTGGATCAAGATAATCAGATGTCAACAAGCTAGTGATGGTTGGAATTGGATCAGTGATAGGATCTGTTGATCCGTTTGTGGCCCAACGGAAATCAGCAAACAACACGCCGTTTTCTGTGGTTTGATCTGTGTTGTCAATCAACACCCACTGATCTTGACCGCTGACAGACTCCCAACGCTTGATAATTGGATAGGCTTCAAGGTCGCTGGTGTCAATCCAAAGGTCACCATATTCAAGATCTGTGCCGTCACTTTGTTTAGTTGGGGCGCTCACTGATATGATAGGACCGTTGGGGTCAGTGATCGACAAATCAAAACCACGAACATCTGAATCAACTGTTTGATAGCCAACCCATGCATTGTTGTTTTGAATCATGATGTCAACCTGGTTTGTAGCAGAGTAATACCATAAACGACCGTCAACAGGATCTTGATCTGGTGCTGTGTTTTGCGGGAAATAATCTGGACTCAAAATTGCCCAGTTACTCAAAATCAAATCGCTGTCTGTGCCAGCACGAACGCCCACAATGGTAGTGTTGATGCCTGCATCAGCGATTGGATCGCCCAAAATGTCTTTGAGAACAATCACGCCACCTTGTGTGTGCTGTATTTGTACTGCACCGTCTGATGTTACTCCAGCAGTGACAGGTGCTCCACTTGGAATCGCTGCCAAAAACGCAGTGACAAATGCAGTGGCATTAGTACCACTGATGGTTGCAACGACCGGTGTCGACAGTACATCACTGTTTTTATTGCTATAAGAAATAGCAAAAGTGTTGTTGTTTACAAACACAGGACTTGTTGTGGTACCTGTGATGATTGTATTTCCAACAGCCACACGTTCAAAAATTTTCATAGTAAACGTATCGTTTTCTTCCACGTCATACTGTGCGTATGTGCTGCCTACTGTGATATTTTTGCCGCCGCCTGCAGGATCCAGTGCTTTGTTTGCACTTTGATCATTTTCATACAATGGGCAGTTTTGTTGCACAAATAGTCCCACTGCACTGTCGTATTTTTTAACAACAAGATCAGTGCCTAGATTTACATTGTTGATTTTGTTCCAAACAGAACCAGTTGGATGTGGTTCAGTGCTGGTAGATCTCCACTGCGGAACAGTGTAGCTTGGTGACTGTTGTAGCACAGGTGCATAATACACAGCAGATGTGATACCCAATGCTGTCAACAGAGTACCACTGTTGTTTTCAACGCTGAGTATGCCGTTGCCGTTGTCGGTTGAGCCGTCATTGCTGCCAGCAGAATCAACATAGATCTGTAATTTGTTGCCAACTACTTTGGCTTTGACACCTGGAATAGCCGCATTGTTGATGTTTACAGCAAACTGTGTAACTGTTGTACCTGTAGAGGTAACAACAACGTCATTGAGACGAATTGACTGACCAATGGTCAATGTTGGACTTGCATTGGCGCCAATCACAGTTGGCCAAGAATTTTTCCAGTCATCACTGCCGATCAACACCCATGTGTTAGCAGGTACAATTTCATCCGAACCACCAGAGTCTGTTACAGTTAGTCCTGGAGTTTTGAAGTAACCATAGTTGTTGGCATTGACAGCGTTGACACAGTAATCGCCAATGTTGCCAATGGAATCCTTTGGAAAGCCACCATCAAGATCAGTGGAGTCAGTGATCACAATAGGATTCTTCAAAGTAAATGCTGAAGTAGTCAAGCTCCACTCAAAAATTCCCCATGCTGTTGAAGAGGTATCCAACCAGTATGTGCCATTGTCTGGCTCGCCTGTGGGACGTGTTAATGTGGCAGTGAGTTCGCTTAGGTCAATATTGGCCCGTTGTACATAAGCACGATTGCTGATGCCCAACACTGAATAGGCCGCAAGCAGACCGTATTCGTTGAGTTCGTATCCGTTGATGGGTGTACCAGCTGTGGTTTTGTAGAAGAATGGGTTACCAAATGTGTTGACCAAATCTCGCTGACTAGAGATTAAATAAACTCTGTTTGCGTTGATCTCTGTGGTGCCGGCTGCTACGCCTACACCGCTACCGCTGATCTTGTTCTGCGCTGTTGCGATCAAGATGAACGGTACTGAATTAGTTGGGGCTGGTAAGTAGTTACTTTCGTCAATGATTGTAACTTCTACGCCTGGGGAAACTAGTGCCATGTGTCTGTTCCTTTAAATAAAAAGTGCTATTCATATTTAGCGGCAGGCATCAAAACCACCGTCTAACCTTGCCCTTACGTAAGGTTTTACACTAAATATCTGCATGTCTAGACCCATTTGCAAGGCCTGCGCCAAGAATCCAGCTGCCATTAACTGTCATCGCAACGATCGAGTATACTATCGTAGTAGATGTGACGCTTGTATTCGCAAAGGACGCAAACAAAAACCAGCTGTGCCTCGATGGCAATCAACTGGCTATAAGAAAAAAATGGTCTGCGATCGCTGTGGATTTAGAGCAAAAAGCACTGCACAAATACTGGTGTATCACATGGACGGCAATCTCAACAATTCAGAACTTCGCAATTTAAAAAGTGTTTGCTTGAACTGTAGTATTGAAGTTACTCGAAGCGACTTGCCTTGGCGGCGCGGAGATCTTGAAGAAGATCGTTGATCTGTTTGTACAGCTGATCCAAGGTGGCATTGTTGTCCAACACTGCATCAAACTCTGTGCCAACCCAGGCAGTTTCACTGGCATGTACATCAGGATATGCTGTTTTCATATGATCAAACAATCCAACGTTGGATTCAACTGCAAGATCATACCACTCGGGCTCGGGCCCACGCACTACTCTTAACACAATGCCACCTTGATTTCTAATGGCTTTGATTTCGTTGGGGAAACGGCAGTCTGAAATTACCACATCATCCGAACTGTTTCGTAGTTTGTTTTCCAAACTGGCAATCCAGATGTCATCATGGAACCCACGTCTACAAACTTCTGTGCCCCAGTACTGTAAAATCCAGCGAGGAGTTATTGCACGATCCAGTCTTTTACTCCACCAGGGATCCACTTGTTCGCGCCACTCACGGGCCTGTTTTGTGCGGCCTTCTAGCATGGTTCTGTCCCATCCAAACACAGCCGCCACTGCATCTTTGAGTGTGTTGGCAAAACTTTCTCTACGAAATTCATGGACGTTTACTAGATAGTCAGCAATGGTATCTTTGCCTGATCCAATAAATCCACATACTCCAATGATCATCTCAGTTCCTTTATGTTTAAATGTCGTAGTGTGTCTTGTAACATATCGATCTGCCTCTTGCAATCTTCTAGTGCATGATGGCTTGTGGGTGGTTTGGGTAACTCGGGCCATAGTCCGTACACTGTTCTAGCATCGCGCACATTGTAAAATTGCCATGGTATAGGCTTGTTATAGCTTTTATAGGCATGTTCGAGTATGTTCATGTCGTAGGTTGGACCATTGGCCCAGATTCTCCGAGCATGCCAGGCCAGTTTTCCTAGTTGATCAAGAGCTTGATCCAACGGCACACGATTGTCTTCGCCAAATGCTTCATCACGTGCGGCAGCTGGCTGTGTGGCCCACCAGTCAATGGTACTTTGTTGTATGCTACGATTTTCTTGGCTTTCTAGTTCTATTCGAGCATAGAAGTATTGCTCATGATAGCCCGAGCTCATAGGGTCAAAACCCTGTGCGGCAATTGTTAAAATAGTAGTATCTGGGCCGGTGCCCAAACCTTCGATGTCTATCATAAGATCCATGCTGTATTATAACATGGATTTAGATTTTGTCAAAGAGGGGATTTAGCCTATGACAAAAGTAAGTGGCTGGCTGCCGTCCACATAGAGCTTGAGCTCTTCGATTTTGATATCCATCTGGGCCTGTGCTTCGGCTTTGAGTGCGGCACCGTTTAGGCTGGTACCACCTTGTGGTCCGGCAATTTGAGCAAACTTTTCACGAGCTTCGCCAATGATCATTTTGCTGGCCGCAACCATGTAGTCACGAATCCACTGACTGATTTGGTAATCGCTGAGCAGTGCGATATCTGGTTTGAGCTGATACACCCAAAGCAACACTGTTTCGCCTGTGCCTTTGGGGTCGCGCATGAGCTGTATTTGTTTGGTCACTGGATTCCAGGTATAGTTTATAAATCCGCCAAACATACGAGCGGCAAGTTCCACATACTGTGTGTAGAAATCGTAGGTAGCGAGACCACCGGCACTGCTGTAGTTCAACAGATAAGTGTTTAATGTAGCAGAACTAAACGGATCATAACTGGTCGAATATGGGCCTTGAGAGTTGCCAATGGTTCTACGAAACACTTGTCGAACGCTTTGTACTTCTTGTGGCAAGGTGTAGATGTTTAGGTCTTCTATCAGCGTCAAGAATATATAACATTCTTCGTAGGCATTGTTTGCACGTTGCCGATAGGTGCCCATGGTGCGTTGATAAGCGGCTTCATAGTGAGCAGGGTCTAGCTCAAGATCAACTATTTGGTCGCCCAGAGTTAGGCGTACATACTCGATGAGATTTTGTTTAAGCGTGTCTAAAGTTGATTCGTTTTGATCTGGCATTGGGACTCCTGTCCCAGTATTTAGTAGGCTTTGAGTATGATCAGATTCTCGTTGCCGCGACCGTTGAATTTGACTTCTGTGGATTTGATGTCTTTGAAATACTTGCGCTGTGCAGGTTTTCCGCCGGCCAACAGTGCTTTGAGTTGCTCTGCCGGTTTTCTCAAAGTTTTTTGCATGGTATTCATGGTATCAAACCCCACCACAGCCGAGCCCTTGATGGTGAACGTGCCTATGTGTGTGTCTGCTACCACGTGAATAAGTTTGCGTTTTTTGGTATCGTACAACCAAGCTTCGCTGGCGCCCACCAATTTTGCGGGAGGATCTGACGCTAGTTTGAGTTCTGCAAAGTCTTTGAGAAACTTGAACTTGGATGCAATTTTTTCTGGACTCACTGCTTTTTTGGTTCTGGGCTTGCGTTCCACTTTCTTGATTTGTACATAGTTGCCGCAGTCTGCAATGACCTGCTCGCCAAATTTTACAAAATTCTTCATCTGTGTTTTGTTCCAGTTGCTGTAGCCTTCTACTAGGTCAGCATCTTTGCCCTCAATGACTTCTTCAAATTCTGCCACACGACGTTTCCAGTGATCCACAATAGTGCTCACCATCTGCGGGGCAATATTCATGCCACGAATCAAGGTAATGGGCTTGTAGTCGGCTGACATTTTGGCCCCGGCCACAACAAAGTCATCAAACATGCCTTCAATCTCGCCGGCACACTCGCTGACTTTTTCACGCAACCGATCTTGGATTGTGACACGAGCTGTTTCTGCTTGTTGTTCTGCTTTGGCATCTGCTGATGCTTGTGCCTGTGCTGAAAGTTTTTTAGCGGGTTTGTTTTTGCTCAACAAATCAGATACATTATTTTCAATGTATAGCAGTTCATGTTCTGTGAGATCTAGTCCCATGG